ACCGCTTCCGAGCTCGCGATCTCCATCGACATCGAAGACTTCCCCAGTCACGACAGGCTCGCGTCGTACTGCGGCCTGGCGCCGCGCAACCGCCAGTCGGGAACCTCGATCTCCTCGGTGACGGCATCGCGCCAAGGCAACAAGAGGCTGAAGAACCTGCTCATATTCTCATGTAACTGCCTTACCCGGACAGAGGGGAGATGGGGCGACTACTACACCAGGTGCCGGGAGCGGGGCATGTCGCACGGCAAGGCGCTCAAGGCGCTGGCGCGAAAGAGACTGAAGGTCATCTACGCGGTCATGCGAGACAGGGTGCCTTACGCAGCCTAGCCGAAACGCACCGAGCAGACTGAAGCCCACCGGCCTAATGGCTTGGCGTCAGCATGCCGCGATTCGGTCGCACGGAGAGCATTTTCCAGTTGACAAAACTATAGGAACACCCCCCATCGATACGTACCCCTGGGCTCTTCGCTTGGCGATAGTTGGGAAGGTCGGATAGGGCGTGCCTACGGGTGCGCCCTATTCTTTTAACTAGTGCCTATGCCTCCGAGGAGCGCCGCGAGGGTGCCGATCGCCTTGGCCACCTTGGGGACGAGCCCCGCGGCCTTGGATGCGAGGTCGAGCGCGTCCTTTGCCTTCTCGACGAAGCCTCCCTCATCCTTCTCCTCGGCGGCGAAACGCAGGTCGGCGAGGGCGAGCTTCACGGCGGCGAGGTCCTCGGGCGACAGGCCCTGGCTGTTCGATATCTGCTTGATCGTCTGGTTGAAGTCGACCACCACGGTCGCCTCGACGGCGGCGGTCGCCCTCGCCTCGATCTGGTCGGCAGTCGCCTTGGCCATCATGTACTCGTACTCCATGCGGTCCCGGTGCGCGAGCAGCAGCTCGCGGATCGTCTCGATGGACGTGATATCGATCATGTCGGGACTGGTATTGCCCTTCACTCTGGTCCCGGTCTCGCGCTCGATGATTTCCCCGAATACCGTCATGTACCTCGCCACCACCTTCTGCCTGAGACCGGGCGGGTCGCTCTCGATGACCTCGTCGCACATGTTCACCAGGCGGTCGATTGAATCGTACATTCCCATGTTATCTGCCAATCTCGCAGGTGGTTCCTTTGAATGCCTACGCGGACCTTACTTGATCCGCTTCCAGCCCTTCGCCTTCAGGCGCTGCAGCCTGAGCTTGGGACAGCTCGGCCTGGTCGCGTGCCGTCTCTAGGATCTTCGAGCGCCTCTTCGCGGTGCTCTGTCGGTAGCAGGTGACCAGCTCGCCCTCCGCGCCCGCCGGCGCCGTCGGCCTGTCCTCGGGATGCTCCTCGTACCAGCCGAGCAGGTCGTTGGGGTCGGTGTTAAGAGCTTTGGCGCACTTCCAGAGCTGCTCGACGTTGGGGAGGCTCTCGCTTCTCTCCCAAGAGCCGACCGTTCTCAAGCTTGTTCCTGTTGCGTCGGCAAGCTCCGTTTGGGACATGTGAAGGTTCTTTCTCACTTCCCTAATTCTTAGATTCATATACGCCTCCTAAATAGGACGGTTGTTGCCGAGAATCCTATAGCTTTTCTTCAGAATGAGCAAGATTCTGCAAAGTTTTCGCTTGCAAATAGGCAGACATCCGCCTATAGTTTCAAGCAACAGGAAGAAACCCGCACATTTTGAAGGAGGACGAAATGGAGTTTTCAAAGGACGAGTTTGGCGCGAACCTGCGCGCCGCCCGTGCTCGCGCCGATATGTCGCAGGAGCAGCTGGCCAACAAGGCGGGGCTCTCGGCATCTTCAATCATCGGATACGAGAACGGCTCGATGGTCCCGGGTGTCGACAAGGCGTACGCCATCGCCCAGGCCCTCGGCTGCACGCCCAACGATCTGATGGGATGGAACACGGACGAGGCCGCGTAGACGCGGCGCGCTAACGAACTGCTGAAAGGAGAAGGTCATGATCGACCAGGTGTTCACGTTCAGGGAGAGGGACGGCATCCTCTACGAGACGGAGGAGAGCCTCAGGCACAGGATCCGGGCGGAGTTTCTCTTTCCCGAGGACCTCGATATCGACTTCGTCGAGACCTCGACGGCCGAGCTGGGAGAGCTCCACGGCTGGGCCTACTCGGCCTTCAGCGATGCAACCGTCAGGGTGAAGGGGAAGGGCTACCGGTGGAGCGGCGACATGCTCGTGCGCGTGCCCTCTCTCGACGAGGAATGGTAGGGCGTGCCCATGAAGAATCTGGAGGAAGAGGAATGACAGGCAAGAGCTACGAGCTGCCCGACGACATCACGACGATGGGCGGCATGGTCACGTGGGCCGACAAGGATGCCGAGTGGCACACGGAGGTGTTCGAGTTCCTGGCGGACGCGCGCTACTCGTTCCGCGCGCACGTCCAGGCCGGCGACGTCGCCTACATGGCGCGCCTGGTCGCGCTCGACCGCAGGCAGGCGCTCGACCCGGTGGTCTACGACGTCATGGAGATCGACCCCGCGCCGGGCGAGTGGCCGTTCGGCCGCGGTCGCGAATGACCCGGGCGCTGCTGGCCTCGGCCGTCGTGATGGACGCCGCCGGCTGGATGTGCGCCGCGCAGGGGGCCTACGGCCTCGCGCGGGTGTGCTTCTCGGTCGCCGTGCCGTTCATTGCGGCGTGGGCGCTCGCCTCGCTCTCCGACTGAGGCCGGGTCCGCCCCCGTCGCCCCACGGGTTCCGCACCGCCCCCATTCCGCGGGACCCGTGGCGCGACGGGGCCGGACCCCCGACTTCCGGCCCATATGGTGCCGCCGCCGACTTGGCGGGGCGGCGGCACCGCTCCCTTTGGCGGGGGAGCGCCCTCCGGCTGCATCTATCGGTGCGGCTCTCCGGCAAGGGAATGGCACAACGAATGAAAGGAGAAGGCCATGTGGATGTCTATAGCCAAGGGCGCGCGTTACGCCTGCTGCGACAACGTCACGTTCCGCGCGATGGTCATGCAGGGGATCATCCCGCGCTACCCGTCGCTCAACCCCAACAGCTCTCGCGAGGTGGTGAGCAGCGAGGACATCGACGCCGCCATCAAGGCGCGTGGGGCGATGCCGGCGCTGCCCTCGCCCGACTGCGTGCCCGCTCGCCGTCCGAGGCGGGTGGCGTGATGGTCGACCTTATCTGGGATGCCGGCTGCAGGCTCGGTGAGTGGTGGAACACGCTGCCCGAGCGCGTGCGCAGCGTGGTGTGCGCCGTGGCGCTCGTCGGCCTGATCGCCGTCGCCGGCGCCATCGAAGGGACAGCGCCGAGCGGGATGTACTACTAGGAGGAATGGTATGCAATTCGAGAAGAAGTCTGTGCGCCTGGGCGACATCCGCCCGAGCGAGCAGAACCCGCGCGAGGACTTCGGCGACATCGGCGCCCTGGCCCGCAGCATCGAGGCGACCGGCGGCGAGCCGCTGAACCCGCCCGTGGTCGTGGCGGACGGCAACGTCTACCGCATCGTGGACGGCGAGCGCCGCTACCGCGCGCTGTCGTCCATCTACGGGGAGGACCGAGAGGTGTCCGCACTGGTGGCCGACACCATGGACGAGGCCAACGAGCTCGTGGCCATGCTCGCCACCGACGACAAGCGCCAGCTGACCGAGGCGGAGCGCGCCCGCGGCGTGCAGCAGATGCTCGTGCTGGGCGTCGACGAGCAGCGCATCGAGCGCGCGAGCCGCGCCACCGCCGGGCAGATCCGCGCCGCGCGCAAACTGCGCGGGAGTATCGAGGGCCGGCAGGTGACGTTGGAGCAGCTTGAGGCCGCGAGCGCCTTCGACGACGAGAAGGACGTTGAGGCCGTGCTGGCGGCCGGCGAGGGCTGGGCGGACAAGGCCGACCGGATCCGCCGCCGCATCGAGCGCGAGGAGGCCAAGGCCGAGGATTACGACGCGTTCGGCGATGCGGGCATCCCGGTCGCGAAGGAAAAGCCTGAGGGGTTCGTCTACAAGGACTGGGCCCACCCCGGCCTCGTTGCCGCGAAGCTCGAGGCGAAGGAGTTTGCCACCGGCACCGTTGCCGTGTGGAATGACTACTACTGGGAATTCTTCGCTCCGAAGGGCGGCGAGGACGCCGAGCCCGAGAAGACCGAGGAGGAGATCCGAGCCGAGCAGGAGGCCGAGCGCGAGGAAGCCGCGCTCGAGGACATGTACGGGCGCATGGTCGACTTCACCGCGGACGGAGCCTTCGTTGTGTGCGATGGCATTGCGCGGCATGTGCTCGAGAACCGCATAGTTCCGGTTGGATTGTCTGACACGATGGGCGAAGAGCGCCTCCAGCAGGCGCGAGACAGGTTCATGGCACGTCTCGGAGCGACGGATCCCGGTAAGTACGAGGCCGGCTGCAGCCTCATGCGCATAGCCAAGAACATGGCCCAGCTCAACTCCAGCTACTGCGGCGACGACGCGGAGGGGTGGATCGAGCACTGGAACGTGTTCCGCGCCGCAGGCTTTACGCCGAACGATGAAGACGAGTGGCTCAGGGCGAGGGTTCAGGAGAGTTTCAAGGAGGAGAAGGATGAGTAGCGAAGAGGACGAGAACTACGTCACGGTGACAGTGAAGGCCAGGGGGCGCGAGCACTCGCTCTACTGCCGCACCGCCGTGGTGGTGACGGCTAGGGCGGACAACATTCCCGGCCCCGCGTGCCATATCGGCGACCTCGACCGCGACGCGCTCCCGGTCCTCGCCGACAGAGCCGTCTCCGAGCTGCTCTCGTTCGGTATCGGGGCCGGCGTTCCCGAGGACCGCATGCGCATCGAACTCGTCCACGCAGCGACAAGCTGCGGATACACGGAGGAGGAAGAGCGGGACGCGATCAGATACAACCTCGACATCGATGCGGACGAATCTGCCAAGGAGGAGAAGGATGAGTAGGGACGACCAGATGACCAAGATAACGGTCGAGTACAAGGGGTGCCGCCGCGAGCTGGAGGCAAAGTCCGCCATGGTCGTGGTGACGCTCGATGACTCGTCTGAAGACGGTGTGCTGTCCGGCTCCTTTGGTGTCCGGGACCTCGCGAACCTCGCCCACGGCGCGGTGGCGATGGTCCTGAAGCTCGCCGCCAAGTTGGGGGTCGACCCCAATACCGCGAAGGGGTTCATCCTCCTTCCTGCGCTCGAGGACGACATCGCCGCGGCCGCCGAGGAGGCGTACTGCGTCGACTTCGGTGCGCGCGACGAGATCGCCCGCATTGCCGAGGACCTCGGTGTCGATGCCGACATCTAGCGAGCGCCGGGCGGTCGTGCAGCGCGGGGCGGACGGGCGCTGGTTCGCGCGCCCCTACATGGGCACCGACCGCGTGACCGGCAGGCGGATCAGGCCGTACAGGTCGTGGGACGCGGAGCTGACGCGCGAGCAGGCACAGGCCGAGTGCGACAGGTGGGCGGCCACGTTCGACCCTTCCTCCGCGCGCGACAGTTCCAAGCGCCTGTCCTCGATGCTCGAGACGTACATCTCGGACCCCGTCAACGGCCTATCCGACAACTCGGTGGCCACGTACCGCAGCGTGGTAAGGACGATGGTGGAGCCGACCATCGGCCGGCTGCCCTACGACCAGCTTGAGCCCTGGGACGTGTCGGCGGCGTACCGCATGCTGCTCGCCCCCAGGAGCGGCAAGGGGCTGTCGCCCAGGACGCTGCTCAAGATGCACGCGCTGCTGAAGGGCGCCTACCGCTCGTGGCGGCCGGCGCTGGGCCGCGACATCATGCTCGACGTCCCCGCGCCCTCGCCCGACCCCGTGGAGCCGTTCGCGCTGTCCGAGCTCGACACCGACGAGCTCTCCCGGGCGCTGGCCTCCGCCATGTCCTCGCAATCTGCCTCTGCCGCCAACATCTCGCGGCGCACCGAGGCCATGGCGGTCTACCTCGCCCTCAACACGGGCCTGCGCTGCGGGGAGATCTGCGGGCTGCAGCGCCGAGACTGGCGCCGCTCCCTGCACGACCTGCACGTGGTGGGGCAGGCGGTCGAGCACCCCGAGCTGCACCGGCAGGCCTACACCAAGGGCAGGCGCGTGCGCAACGTGGCGCTCGCCCCGGCGGTGGAGGCGCGGCTGGAGCGCCACCTGGAGTGGCAGGACACGTGGCTCTCGCGCAAGGGCCCGGCGGCGCTGGTGGTGACCTTCGGGCCCGCCGGAGCCATCGCGCGCCCGTCCACCGTGACGAGCCGCTTCAAGTCGCTCGTGAGGGACCTGGGGCTGCCGGAGGAGACGGTGTTCCATTCCCTGAGGCACACGCACGCCTCGTGGCTGCTCATGAACGGGTTCGACATGAGGACCATCCAGGAGCGCCTGGGGCACGCGAGCGTCAAGACGACGCTCGACATCTACGGCTCGGTCATGCCGGGCCGCGACCAGGCCGCCGCCGCGGCCTTTACCGATTCGATCTGCGGAGGTGATACGGATGACGATACTTGATTCCCTCGTGGAGGGCGCCCTGTGCCTCGGCAACAGGCGCGAGAGCAACGAGCTGCTCGGCATGATGGTTCGCTACCTCGTGACCGGCGAGGTGCCCGAACCGCGCACCGACGCCCAGCGGATGGCCATCACGATGATCATGCCGGTCCTCGAGAACAGCCGCGCCAGGGCGGAGGCCGGAAGGAAGGGCGGGCAGAGCAAGGGCAAACCAGAGAGCAAACGTGCAAGCAAAACGGAAAGCAAACGCGCGAGCAAAACGGAAAGCAAACCAGAGAGCAAAACGGAAAGCAAACCAGAGAGCAAACGCGCAAGCGAAGAGGAAGAGGAAGAGGAAGAGGAAGGGGAAGAGGAGTTAGGAGTCTGGATTAACCCCTCAGATTGTGAAAACGAAGGGGGAGGGGGCGCCGAGTTCGTCCCGCCGACCCTCGAGGAGGTCAAGACATACTTCGCGGTGAACTGCCTGCGCGGCAGCGCCAGCAAGTTCTACGACTACTATGAGTCCAACGGCTGGACCAGGCGGGGCTTCCCCATCGCGAAGTGGGAGCCGGTCGCCCGAATCTGGTCCGACCGCGAGCGCGGCTACGACGCCGAGCGCAAGGCCCGCGGCGGGCAGACCTCACAGGAGGTCGAGCGCGCGTCGGTGTGGAAGCCCGCCGAGACCGAGGACGACGTCATCGCCGCCCTCGAGCGGGAGCTTGGTGAGTCGGCATGATCACCCTCAGGGAGATGCTCGACGGCTTCGACCCCGCAGCCGGCCGGCCGCTCGATGTGACGCGGATCTACATGGCCAACGTCATCAGCGCCGACGAGGGCGCGCGCCTGGCCAAGAAGCAGAAGCTCGACGAGTACCGCGCTCGCAAGCGCGCCAAGGAGGACCTGCGGATGGACATCGCCGCCATCGCAAGGGGCGAGAAGCCGAGCTGGAGGTATGCCAAAAGTGTGCCAACACCGGCGGGGCAGCTGGGCCAGCAGGCGATGGGGTTTCCGCCGCTAGGCAGTGGAAACGGCGCCGGCGGGGAAGCCCCCGGCGCAAAGAACACCTAATTCTTTTGAGATAGGAGAGTGAGAAGGTTTTGACTGAGATCTCAGCGGTGATGAGGGCCTACCGGGACGCCCTCGACAGGCACCGGATTCCCTGGACCGACGACACGTACGACACGGAGCGGGTGGGCGGCTACAGGTTTCGCGTGGAGCGCACCGGGACCATCCTGGACGAGCACATGGTGAGCGTGGCCTGGGGCTACCAGCTCCTTCCGGGGCGCGAGCCCACGGGCGTGACGATCGGCTACCCGGGCTACCTCGAGGTGACTTACGACCCGATCAGCCCCGAGCCGTTCGTGGCGTCGCCGGGCGACATCCTGGCCGACATCTTCGGCGTGAGGGGTGAGTCCCGATGAGCTACGCATGCGGCCCCGCTGACTGGATCGACCTCGCCATCGGCAGGCTCGAGGACGCCAAGAGGTCGCTCAGGGAGTGCGACGGGCTGCGACAGGGGTGCGACATCTGCGATGAGCTGCGCCAGGCGAGGCGATGCCTCAACAAGGCGCTGATCATGGTCGCGGAGGAGAAGGAGATCGAGAAGGATTGGAGCGGGAAATGAGAGATAGGAACGAGTGGTTCAAGGACGTTAAGAGGCTCATGCGGGGCCTCGAAGTCGAGACTGTGGAAGACCCTTTCGCATGGCCGACTGTCATGAGCGTCACCGACGGGGAGGATGTCCTGCATGCGCTCGGGCTTCATCCGTCCCGCGATGTCTGCGGCATTGTGAACGTCGACATCGACGAGGTGCGCGAGCTCGTCCGGCTCATAGAGCCCGAGCCCGTCACGGGCTCCACATCGGACGGGTACCACACGTTCGACGAGCTCTACCACCACCGGGCGGTGCTGTTCTCGGTGATCGTGGCCATGTTCCGCGGACTCTCGTGGAAGTCGCTCCACCACCATGACGGGACGATGTACGACGGCATGTTCATCGTGGGCATCGACACGCCCGCCGGCACCGCCACCTACCACTACGACGTCGAGCCGTATTGGGACATGTTCCCGTGCGAGGTGCTCGACCGCGCGCCCGAGTGGGACGGGCACACGCCGGACGACGCCATCGAGCGCATCGGCACCCTGCGGGACCTCCTGCAGGCGGAGGTCAAGGCCGAGAAGGGTGGTGACGAGTGATGGGGGAACGTCTCACAGCTGACAGCGTGATGACACCGGACGGGGAAGTGATGCCGTTGGGTCCTGTCGACAAGGAGGGACGCAAGGTCTCCCTGTCGACCGCGACGCTCTTTGCGGACAGCGGCATGGAGTGCACGGTCAAGAGATATGAGTATCTGCTCGGCGCTGGCGTTTGGCGTGCCAGCTGCGATGAGGGGGTCGTGAGGGTGGACGAGATGCACTTGATCCGCCCGGATACGTTCGGCGCCCTGATGAACGATATCGAAGCTGCTATGAACTGCCCTGCCAGCGAAGAACCGACGCACGCCTACAACGTTGTCTCTGGGATGTGTGATGCCTGCGCTGACGGGTGCGGCGGCACGTTGTGCCAAGCGAGGGCGCTCCACAGCATCTGCTACCGCATTCACTCCCTGCTCGCGGGTGATGGCGAATGAGCTGCTACTTCTGCGGTGGGTCGCGCATCGCGTCCATCCACTCTGCGCCAG